ACACATTTTATTTTGAACGTTGTTTAATAAGTCATCTCGTAGCTGAATCATTTCTTTACCATAGAACCATTCTTGGTAAGTTATGTCTCTCGTAGTTTTATTCCAAGAACCAGTTGAAGTATTACAACAAGGTTTAAACTTTCCACTTACTGAAGCAAATGAATGTATAAAAGGCAATGGACAAAATGTTTTAGATTGTGTCGCCATCAGCTAGTTCCTTTTCTAATTTTTCGTCAATTGCTTCACCTAAATTTATAGCCACTTGATTATCTTTTGTTTCATCGAGTAAGTCTGCCATTTCTGGAAATATCTCAGCAAAATTTGTTAACCTTTGTTTATCAAACTTTGTTATATATTCTCTAAACTCAGGCATACGTACCGACCAGTCTTCACTCATCATAAATTTAATCATACCTTGTAATCTTTTTACTCCGTAACTTGCGTCCATAAAAGTATCTTTGTCAGGTGCTCCACTTAACTGCCAATTAGATTCTAGCCATGGATAGAATTCTTCATACTTTTGTTTTGTTTTATTTTTGAACCATTGTGGCAATGATTTTACATTTAACTGAGGTGGCCAATATACAAAATGATAATTAATCATTCCTGCTCCAAAAGGCCATATGTTTATCTTTTTGAAGTTTTGCTCTAACTTCCATTTGATAAAATCAGGTATGTAATAAATGTTCAAGGCCTGCACTGCACAAGCAATGGTAACTTCTACTTTGTCTTCTGTGTTGTCTAACAAATGAAACTGCTTGACTGTGTGATCCCATTTTGAAGGATAACGTATATAGTCATTCATTTCTTTGATTGAGTCTACACTGTAATGAAATCTTACTCTTTTAAAATGACTCCATAGTTCAAATAGTCTATCAGGCATTTCAAGACCATTTGAGTTATAACGTAATTCTATTTTGTGTGCATATCCACGTTTAACAACTTCTTCAAGTAAAGTATAGTGTTCTTCAATAATAGTAGATTCACCGCCTGCAAAATACAGTTGATACATGTGTGGTATTTGTTCATACAACTGATCCCAAAACTTTGGATTATTCTTATGCCAATTATATCCTGCACCATGCACTTTACCTTTGTTATCCCAGCCCATTGTTTGTTTTAAATTTTCGTTCTCAATAGTAGGATAAACTGCATTCCAGTCTTTTACCCACAATGAAGAATCATGTGGTGAACACATGATACATTTTAAATTACATTTAGATCCCATACGTAAATCCAAGTATCTAATTTTAGGTGGTATCGATCCGTCTTCTGCTGTTTCGCCTATAATTTCGTCAATGTCATATCTGTTTAACCAGTAATCTGTTTCCCACATTCTTTTTGAATTATGGCCGGCGGCTTCTTCTTTGTAACATTTTAAACAACTAGGTGGCATTTCTCCGTTAAGCATCTGTTTACGAACATTCTTCATGTAGTCGTTGTTCCATGCTTCCATTAAATTTGAATTGTTTAAATTTGCTGGTGCTCCACTTTCTGTTCTTAACACACCAACCTGTCCACCATGTTTTTTATCATTAGTTGCCCCTACACTAGATGCATTTGCTGTACAGCATACTCGCATGTTGCCATCAGGTCTTGTAGACAGATGCATCCACGGTAACGCACAAAAAGTTTTAGATGGTAATTTTTTATTGTTCATTTGTAGTACTTATCCTATTTAAATCAAGCAAATTGAGAACCAAACGGATCAAATTCAGCACCACATTTCATTGCACACACTTTTAATTTTCCATTGCTACAGCCTTTAATATTCCAACTGTTTGCAATATCATCAAAAATACCAGTTTCAAAAACCTTGTCTAAACCTTGTTTGGCATTGAGTTTTTCTTTGCCGCCGGCTCTGTCAATGAAATCCCAAATCTGTTCTTGTTTTGGATCTTTGTGCCACCACTTGTACATTCTACCTGCTGTCCAACAGCAAGGCAATGCTAGACCTTCAGCTGACACATATAAACTGTTGTCTTTGGTTACTTTACAAATAACTGGTGCTACATCATAATATGCATCCATTGTTCCATACTTTTCAATCAACATGTCGTATTTGCTGAGTTCTTTGTTTTGATATTTTTGATCAGGCTTTTTTAAAACTGCTGTTTGCTTACCTTTTTTGCTAACTGCATGATGTTCTTCTTTTTTCTCAGACTTTGACGAAATAAATCTTCCTGTTTTTTTTGCAACAAACTTTTCAAAGCCCAGTTCATCTGCTAGTGCTTTTGCTTGATCTAGTTGATGTTGATTGTGTTCAAATATTAAAAAGTCCCAACGAGCTCTTCCGCCATTTTTAATAAAGGCTCGCATACTTCTTTCTACATTGTCCCATACTACACCTTGACGGTATATATGATTAGTGTCGTGTAAGCCATCAACACTGAAAATAACAGTACCCATCTTGCCGAAAACTTGTGCAAGTTCTGTCCACCATTCTTCATTTTTTGCTCCTGCGTTTGTATTCATACTCAACCACATAGTTGGGTTATGCTGTCTAAAGTATTTGAATATTTCTAATGTGTCTCGTGCAACAATAGGATCACCTAAATTTCCACACATATACATTGACTGTAGTTGTTTAACAAAATCTGGTGTAAAAATATTTTTACAGTCTTGCAGTGTTAATTCATCTAAATTGATATGTGGATTGATGCCTTCACCATTCATGTTTCTGTCACACATAGGACAAGCCGCTTGACACTTCTGTGTAACTTCTAAATGAATTGTTTTTATATCTTTGTACTTGTACATTATTTGTATCCAATTCTCATGTAACGAGAATATTTTTCTAACACAAGCTCTCCTTGATATAACACATCTTTCATCGGTGTACTATTTGCAAAAGTATTTAAGCTATCAGAACAATTAACATGCTCTGGTAAATCAAAGTAATTATTTGTTTGTAAAATAACCAATTTACCTTGAGGAATTTTTGCATACCATTCTGCAAAATTTTCTATGTGTTCACAACTAGTGTTTATTATAGTGTTAGGACTATCAGTTAATTCACAGTCTGTACTATTTGATCTTTTTACATGGTAAACGTGTGTATCATAATCTATTTCATTTATATTTTGAGTGGAAGATTTAAACTGCCAATCTTTCATAACCCAGGGCTTGTTAAATGTTTCTGCTATTTTCCAGCAATTTTCATCTATGTCAAAACTTCTAATTTTTTCAATATCAAAATCGTTTTCAAATAACATTGTAGCCAGTGTGCCATACCAGCCAGCACACAAAAATACAGTGCCAAGTTTTAAATCATCTGTTCTACCGTCAATTTTTTTTAATTCATCAACCAGCCACTTTTTGCTCTGTAGTTGTCCTCTACTAAAACAATCTTCATCTATGGATATATTTTCACTTAAAAATCTTTTAAATGTTTGAACAAAAGATGTATCAACATATTGTGACAATAATTTATACATAGACCATTCATTATGTTCCATTACTACTTTTCTAATATCATCTTTATTTTGATCTGTTACAATACGAAAGATACTTGACAAATCTTTGTCAACGTATGCTCTTCTAAAATCAGATAGATCTTGATTATGAGGATATAAAATTTCAAATTTATCTAATAGAGTTTTGATATCCATTAAATTTCTCCCTTAGCCAATCAAAATCATTTATTTTATTCAAATCATCTGGAGAATCTTTGTACCGTTCACCGTATGCTTTGCCTTGAACTGCACCAGCAATAGCATATTCTCCAAACGGTCGATCTTGACCTTGTGTACACCATACTTCTAATCTTGGATCAGTTTCATGGTCTTTTTGTTTTTCAATAATTTTACTTGCAAGTTTTGTGCATTCTCTAAATGCAGATTTAAATGTGTTGAATGGATCTGTGTTGAATCTAGTTGTGTTGCTCACTGGCGGCATTGGCTTGAATTTGTTCGCACCGCCTACACTTGTTGTAAAATCAATACGCCAGTCTTTTGCATCACGCAGAGCTTGTGTTGGAAATAGTTTAACACCGCCATAACCGTATATGAGATCATTAACAGGGTTCCTACAACGCCATGTGTGTATTTTATCTAGATCCCATTTTGTTGGCTTGTAAGTAAAATCAAAACCAGGATCTAGATCTGCATCAGCATCAACCACATAAAACATTTCAGTGTAAGCCTGCTCGGCACACTTTTTATGAGCATTAAAAATACCTTTGACTCCGGCAACTCGCTGAGCCCATGGAAAGCTGGATTTTAAATTTGCAAATGTTTCATCTGCAAATTGTTCTTGGTAACTGAGATGAAATATATCGTATGACATTAAGCACGTTGCTCTTCAATCTTATCAATCAATCCAAACTCAACTGCTTGAGTGGCTGTCATAAAATTATCACGCTCCATTGAATTTTGAATTACTTCTAAAGACTGTCCTGTGTGTTTGACATATAAGTCATTTAACGTTTTCTTTGTGTCTAAAATATCTTTTGCATGAATTTCAATATCAGTTGCTTGTCCTCTAAATCCACCACTTGGTTGATGGATCATTATTTTACTGTGAGGTAAAGCAATTCTCTTACCGTTTGTACCAGCCATTAACAATAAAGATCCAGCACTGGCCGCCTGGCCAATACACACTGTGGAAATATCAGGTTTAATATACTGCATTGTGTCATACATTGCTAATCCAGATGATACTACACCACCTGGTGAATTAATATACATAAAAATGTCTTTGTCTGGTGATTCAGATTCAAGAAATAGTAATTGGGCACATACAACACTTGCAACATGATCATCAATTGGTCCTGTAACAAAAATAATACGTTCCTTTAAAAGTCTTGAATAGATATCATAACTTCTTTCTCCTCTTGAAGTTTGATCAACTACCATTGGTATCAGTGAACTCATAATGTTTTCCTCTTTCATAATCTATCTTTAATTAGTATGGAGCGACCTGAGTCGCTCACATAAACTATTTGCTACCCAAATAATTGTCTAGCGTTCTTTGAAATTTGCCTGCATGTGACTTCTCAGCCTTTGCAAGTGTTTCAAACCAATCAGCAATCTCGTCAAATCCTTCATCTCTGGCTGTTCTTGCCATACCTGGATACATATCTGTATACTCATGTGTTTCTCCATGAATTGCAGATTTTAAGTTTGCTTCAGTTTCTCCCATTGGTTCACCTGTTGCAGGATCTCCAACTTCTTCTAGATATTCTAAATGGCCATGTGCATGACCAGTTTCACCTTCTGCTGTGCTTCTAAAAACACTTGCAACATCAGGTGCACCTTCAATATCTGCTTTTTGAGCAAAATAAAGATATCTTCTATTTGCTTAGGATTCTCCACTAAACGCCGCCATTAAATTGTCAGCAGTTTTTGTACCTTTTAAAGACATATTTTTTCCTTTTGTTATTTTTACATTTTATAATATTTTGTTAACATTGTCAATCATATATTCAATATCATTCTGGCTTCTTCACTCATCATTTCTGGACCAAATGGTGGATCAAAAGTAGTTATGATCATGCATTTATCTACTCCATCAATGCATTCAGTTGCTTGTTGAATGTCATCTATAATTTCATCTGCGGCTGGACAAAATGCAGATGTTAATGTATGAGTTACTGTAACTGTAGGTAATTTTGTCATGTCAATATCATATATCAATCCAAGATCATATACATTAATGGATATTTCTGGATCATAAACTTGTCTTAAATTTTCAATAATTTCTTTTTTAATTTTTTCTTCCTTTGACAATGTTATTGGTTCCGTCATACAGCCTCCACTCTTTTTACTTCTTTAACATAGTGTCTTAGCATGTTTTCAATACCCATTTTTAAAGTAGCAGTTGAACTTGGACATCCAGAACATGCTCCAAACATTTCTAAATATACTACTCCATCTTCAAAACTATGAAATATAATATCGCCGCCATCCATTGCTACTGCCGGTCTTACTCTAGTATCTAATAATTGAATTATTTCTTTTTCAGCTTTGCTTTGTCCTACATTAGAATTCAAATCCTCACATGCCGGTGTTGGTTGATCTTCAATCACAAAAGGATGATCAGAATTATCATAGTCTCTAATCATTTCCATGATTTCAGATCTAATATTTCCCCAATCCACTGTATCATTTTTACCCACAGTGATAAAGTCAGAGCCAAAGAATACGTCAGTGATACCTTCAAATTGAAAGATCGAATACGCCAATGGAGCATCTTCTTTTGGATTGTTTACTGGATCTTTTTTATAAAACAGAGGTGCTTTACTACCTCTCACTTCCCTTGATACTACAAATTTTAAAGCATTAGGGTTTGGTGTTTGCTCATATACAACTGACATATTATTTTGCCTCCATTAGTTCTAGTAACTCATGTACTCCATTGTAAGCAAAGTACACTGCTAACGCACCCAATAACCATTTGCTGATAGTAAAGAATGTACCAACATTGATTTGTGCTATACCTTTTTTCATTAAAATATAAATTACACCAAGTGCAACTGCACCTACTACACCACCAAACCAAATACTATAAGTTTCTGCAATTGGTGACGCAAATAATCCTGCATAAAATAAAACAATTTCAAATCCTTCTCTTAGTATTGCAAAGAACACTGCTAATGATAATGTGATTGCTGTGCCTGTAGTTATTGCTGTTTTGATTGCACCTTCCACATGTTGTTTTGCTGTGTGACACCAAAATGCCACATAGGCCAAAACACCGGCCGCAATCAACATGGTCACACCTTCAAACAGTTCTTCATGTACATGTGTTAGTGATGATATGAATGTAAATCCTATGGCTATGATAATTGAAGCAAGTACGCCATAACCTATACCTTGCCAAACATATTGTTTTTTGTCTTGTGCGTTGAGTTTTTCCAAATAGGTAAAAATCAACATGGCAATTAACATTGCCTCAAATCCTTCTCTCAATATGATAAAGAAAGATCCCATAAATGGTGCTATACTCATATAAACTCCTTTCGATGCTTACTGTGACCCTTGCAGTGCCACATATTTTCTAGCTTTTGTTATTCAGGTTCAACTGTAACGTTCAAAGGATGACCAGCGGAACGAGCCATTGCAGTTGATTCAATTGCTTTCTGTTCAGCGATTTCGTGTACATAGGTACCGACTACTGCTTTTCCTTTGTCATGAATTAACTGAGTTAATTCACTAGCTGTGTCATTGTCATGATGAAATATATCAACAAGAATACTTATTACAAATTCCATTGGTGTATAGTCATCGTTCATAAAAAGTACATGATACTTGTTTGGTTCATGTAATTTAATATCTCCAACTGTGTCAACATTTGGTGATGCGTTTGGTGATGCGTTTGCTGTCATTTTTATTTCTCCATCATTTCTACATCAGGTAGTATATACTGCTTCATTTCACCACCTTCTGTTGTTTCGCCTTTTTGCTTCATTTCAGCTGGCTTGCCTTTCAATGTTTTTATTTCAATTTTAATTGGTTGTCCTTCACTCATTTGTCTTAATTTTTCCAACTGATCATGTAATTCTTTATTGTATTGTACATAAATTCCACGCGGTTGTCTATGATTAATTAAGTCAATTATTTCTGGAAAAACATAGTCATATTCATATTCTGGAGAAATTAACCATACATAAATCTTGTCATTTCTTTCATCAGCATAGTAAGACAGCATAATTCCTTTGCCATCTGGTAATTTATCCTGTGGTATAGACCAACCATAAATCATGTTTAGTCCTTGATACATGGTTATTATTGTTATCACAGTTAAAGTAGTTGCTACTACTTTAATTAATGTTTTAAATCTTTTGCTTCCAACAATAGCCATACATAGAAAACTTCCAAGTATTGCTAATCCTATCAGAATTATTAAGTGTCCTGCTATCATCTTCCATCCGTATTGTCTGCCATTTTAAATGGCAGATCACTTGTTTCTACAACATTACCATCTGTATCCACTGTAAACCTCAAAAATGTTTTTTCATCACCTTGAAAATTCAATGTTTTTGTTCCAACATAAATTAATCTGTAAGGATTTAACTTTTCAATTTTTACAGTAACTGGTACACTTTCACTAGGTTGATATAACTCTCCTGTTGGTAACTTTTTTTGTACAGTTGATTTTGAATACCAATGTGCATTTACAATGTATTGTCCTGGCAACACTTCTCTAATTGTGATGTGTTCTTCGTTGAGTCTGAAAAATATATCTCCAGACACTGTGCTAACAACATCATTGCTAGTTCCTAAATCATCTCTATCTAAATTGTTTAATCCTTTATCTTTTTGTTTGAAGAAAACAAAATGATCTGCTGGATCTTTAAGATAGAGATCAATGTCGTCATGGCTGTCAGCTGGCCATGACATAGTAATTATATATTCAGCTTTTACAATTATATCTCCTTTTTTAGCAACCGGATTGATTAATAAAAATGCTATAATGAATAACATTGTCAATCCTATTGTGATATTAAAAAGAAGATCAATAAAAGCAATAGAAGTTTTATATCGGTCTCTTCGCATCTTGCTTTTCTTTTACATAGTTGTCAAAGTGTGATTCTAATCTAAAAAATTGAACTTTGAGTATTACACTTGTAATCAAGCCTACCAGTGTTGTGTAAAGAGCTGTACTCATGCCTAGACTCATGTTCATTAAACTTTCTTGCACACTGTCTGGATCTGAGATATTTAATTCAGCAAATGCTCCCACTAACATCAAAATAAATCCACTTACTGTTCCAATCAAACCAAGTGTTAAACATATTTCAGACGAAAACCAACCTGTTTCATATCTTCTCTTTAAATCTTGATCAGGATCGCTGTTTTGAATTTTTACTTTGTTGAGTTTCCATGCTTCATATCCACAAAATAAAGAAACTACTGTGAATAAAGCCAAAATAAGAAAACTGATTTTTGTCTTATCAGCATTCCATAAAACTTCAAATATGTCAAATGATGCTAAAACTGTTGTTGTTAAACAAGCTGTACAGAAAAACCACCACCATTCTAAAAATACTTTATACTTGATCATAATATTGTTTTTCCTTTACTTTGTTTATTTAGTGTAAATTTATTTTATGGAAAAACAAAGAAATAGTGGCGGTAAACCGCCACTATAATGAGTTATATTAACAAAACTTTACTTGATCTCAATTGATCTTGGCTTTTTGCCTTCTGGAATAATACGTTCCATAGAAATTTTAAGTAAGCCGTCTTTCAACTCAGCACCTTTAACTTCTACATCATCTGCAATAGTAAATGATTTTGAGAAATATCTTTTTGAGATACCTCTGTGTAGTACACCGTCATCTTTGTTTTCTTCTGACTTTTTAACAGATTTCACTGTTAGTACGTTGTCAGCATAGTCAATTGTGATATCATCTCTTGAGAAACCAGCAAGTGCTAGTTCTACATCATAAGTGAAGTCACCGGTTTTGACAATGTTGTACGGTGGAAAGTTAACTGTAGGAACATTGAAAGTATAGTCATCATCAAACATACGTTCAAAATGATCGAACATGTTATCGAATCCTACTGTTACTGGTCTTAGTTGATTAAAAATAGATAGATGTTTATTAGTCATTTTAACTCCTCCTTTTAAGCAAGTTTAATTTAATGTAGATCCTATCTAAGCAATCTACACAGTTATTTATACAACTTTTTTGTTGTATATGTATAATATAACAACTTTTTTAAAAATTACGACCTATTCTGGATAAATTAAATTGATTTTTTTGCCAACTTCAGTCTGTGTTGGCAAAAATCCATATTCTTTAACAAAAACTTCAAGTACTTGTTTGTAAAATATAGTGCTATCGTGATCTACTTTTTGATTGATGCTTGATAAAGATAGGTTGTCAGCATTTTGTAATATTTGTAATGCTAGACTTGATTCAACTTGTAATCTTCTAAGAGATAAATTATCTATAATATTCATGTGTTATATGTCCAATTATATAGTTCTAAGTTAACGTCCTTTAATTTTTCAGAACGAATTGTATCTAGGATGGTACTATTATTTTTAAATATTTCTAAGTGTTTGGATCTGTCTACATCATATTTTTCCCAATTTTTAGAAGTAAATATTTTTTCTAAATGTGTCCGAATTTCTTGGTTCTTTATGTTAGAAATTCTGCTTTTTAAAATTTCTAAATGATTATGAGATAAAATTTTAAGCGTGTCCATATCATTTGTATAAACATATTCAGATTTTACCGGAACACCCACGTTTTCAATCCACTTATCAAAATCAAGTATTTTATTGATTGTGTAAATATTAGTTGCCATATGAAGTCTATATTGTGTATTTGGATTTTGGTTAGCAAAGTCTTTCCATTTGTAAACATTTTTTTCAAATGTGTTCCACACCAATCCTTTTCTTACATATTCAGCTAACTTACCAGTACTTTCAATGCTTGATCGTATATCAAATCCTTTAAATCGAGAAAAAACATCTAATTTTTGTTGGTTTGGGAAAATAGAAGAGTTGGTGTTAATCTGCATTGACAACTTAGATATATCTGTTTTTCTTTCAAGCAATTCTAAGAAATCTTCAAAATGTCTTGCCATAAAAGGTTCTCCGCCAAACACTGCAATTAGTCTTAATTTTGATAGATCTTGTTTTTCAAGATGAGAAAGAAACTCTTTTTCATGTTCCATTGTTTGTGTTGCTGTCATAAGAATTTCTTTATCACTTGTATTTCTACGATATTGTTTATGAAGATCAAGTTGTTTCATTCTATCAACATCGTTGTTCCATTCTGTGCTAAGTTCTGGACTACAATATCTACATTTAAAATTGCAAAAATTTGAAAAAGAAACTTGTAAATTTACAATTTCACCAATTTTTAAACTTTTTAAAAAATCTGGCTCTTCATAAAATAAAAAAGGTTCTGTTCTTAAACTAGTATTAGAAAGTTTTTCCATTGCTGAACATTTTTTACATTGAAGATTTGATAGATTTTTATAATTTATGTCTTTATTATTTTTTATATTTTGAAAGTATTTGTCAATATCTTTAGTGTGTAAATCACTATCAGCTAATTTATACCTACAACACGGCATTGCGCCAGTTGGCTCATACGATAAACCATTTGTAATCCAATAACAACCTCTTTCGTTATTCATATTACACCTATTTAGTTATGGCGGAGCATACGGGATTCGAACCCGTGGTCTTCGCCGTGACAGGGCGACGTGTTAACCGCTACACTAATGCTCCATTAATTAAACTATATAGCAATTTTATAAAAATGTCAAGTAATGGAGGGCCTGGAAGGATTCGAACCCTCGACCCTTTCGTCCGTAGCGAAATGCTCTAATCCACTGAGCTACAGGCCCTTGTGATAAAAACTACGATGCTCTTGAAGATCTCTATCTTGTATAGTAAAACCAATGTGTGTCATAAGTTCCTGTGCTAGGTTAGGAAACCTTTCAACTAATGACTGGCAGAACAGGTCTTTTTCTTGATCATTCATTCTTGCTAACGATTCGATTGTGTTTAAAACTTTTATTCCAGAAATGCTCACAGTTGTCTCCATTGTGTTAATTAGTAGCCAGGTGTAAAATCTTTATATCTAACTCCGTATTCTAGAGCTAGTTCACGTTGTCTTTTTTCATTTCTACGTTTTGCTTGTTGTTTAGCAAGTTTCTTTTTTTCGCTTGGTTTTTGATAATAACGTCTGTCTTTGACTTCTTGCAACAGGCCATCTCTTAGAATTCTTTTCTTTAACCTACGATATGCTTTCATAGGATCTTCGCCTTCACGTACAAATACCTGAAAGCCAACCGGTTTTGGTCTGTCAGTTTTTGTCTTATTGGCATAAGTTGTTTTAAAGTTTTTGTTTCTTGGTTTAGTATTCCTGTTGTTTGGTTTCATTTTTACCTCATTTGTTTAACTACATTATACTAGATTTTTTTAAAATTGCAAGAACTTTATTTCCCTGCCATTTTGGATTAGTGTCATATTCAAATTTGTCAATAAATCCAACAAAATTTTCATATTTTTGATAGCAAAAGTCTTTCATTCCTTGCTCTCTTCCACGCACTTGCATGATTAATTTTACTTTGTGCCCTTCGGCTAAGAATCCATTTATCTTTTTGGTTTTTACTTTTATATCACCAATATCAATAGTGGGCCTAAATTGGATTTCTTTTAGTTCAGTCACTGATTGATTTTTACTTGATTCTTTTTTCTTTTTCTTTAACTGATAAAGATATTTGCCAAAATCCATTATTTTACACACCGGTGGTTTTGCATGTGGTGTTATGCAAATTAAATCTAGCCCTTCTGACTTTGCTTGTTGTAATGCTTCATTAGTTCTCATTATTTTATTAAAATTGTCACCAATTAATCTAATTTCAGGAGATTTGATTTTTTCATTTATAACAGAATTTTTCTTAGTACTGTCTTTTGGTCCTAATCTGTGCTTCATTTATTTAGAGTCAGTACCTGTTTCTTGATAAATTAAAAGAGGGTTACCGTTGTCAAATGTATCTTTGTTTACTACCACACGAGATACACCGGCTTTTCTATAACTCGGTAATTCATATTGTATGTTTAGTAATAGATCTTCAACTACAGATTTTAATGCTCTTGCACCTAGTTTCTTTTCATATGCAAGTTCAACAATTTTATTAATAGCATCATCGGTTATTTCAATATCAATCGATTCCATCTTAAACAGTTTCTGTATCTGTTTAAGCAATGAGTTTTCTGGCTTAATCAAAATATCTTTCATTTCTTCTTTGGTTAATTCCAATACCGATACAAGCACAGGTAGTCTTCCAACTAATTCTGGTATCAATCCAAATTTTATTACATCTTCAGGTTGAACTGATTGTTTTAAGTTGTTTTCTATTTGAACTTCTCTACCAAATCCTATTGCACTGGTATTTAATCTTTTGTTGATGATTTTATCTAAATTGACAAATGCTCCTCCACAAATAAACAAAATATTTGTTGTGTCAACTTCAATCATTTCTTGCTGTGGATGTTTTCTTCCACCCTGTGGCGGTACTCTAACTGTAGTACCTTCAATGATCTTTAATAGTGCTTGTTGTACACCTTCACCTGATACATCTCTTGTGATTGATGTGCTTTCGGACTTACGAGATTTTTTATCAATTTCGTCAATGTAAATGATTCCTCGTTGTGCTTTTTCAACATCATAATCTGCTTTTGCAAGTAATCTAACAATTATGTTTTCAACATCATCACCAACATAACCAGATTCAGTTAATGTGGTTGCATCACCAATAGCAAAAGGTACATCAATGTAATCTGCAATTTTACTTGCCATTAGTGTTTTACCAACACCAGATGGTCCAAGCATCAGCACATTTGATTTTTCAACAGTTATACCATCATCGTCATCGTGCTGTTTTGAAAATAAACGTTTGTAATGATTATACACAGCTACACTTAAAACTTTTTTGGCTTGTTCTTGACCAATAACATGATCATTTAAATGACTGTGTAGATCTTTTGGATCTGGGATTTCAAAAGATTCGGGTGCTTCGTCTTTTTGACCTTTTGCTGAGTCATCTATAATACTGTGACAAAGTTCAATACATTCGTCACAGATGTAAGCACCTTCGGGTCCAGCAACTAGCTTCTCAGCTTCACGTTTAGTTTTTCCACAAAAAGAGCATTTCATATTTTCGTCTTTATTCATTTATTTTTTTCTAACCAATTTTTTATCCATTTTTTATCTCTTGAATAATTATTAGTTTCAGAGACATTGGAATTGTTTAATGTTTGTTGTGTTAATTTATGAATACCATCCATATCAATTATTTTTTTTACTTCAGTTAATTGTACACTAATTTCATCATTGATGTCAATTCTTTTGATGTTCTCTTTTCTGTTTTCCATAGATGTTCCAGATCGAGATAAATCACCATCTTTATCAATTGAAATAATTTGAGTTTCTGGTTCAACACTTAGGTCTTTTTTTTTAGATCTGGATCGGAAAGATCTTTGATTTCTACATCTTCTGATTGCCACTTAGACGGATTATCATCATCTGGCATTGGATAAACTTCTTCGATGATTTCCTGTCTGGCTTGTTGAGCTATTTCTTCAAGTTTTTTCTTTTCAGATTCTTCTCTTTTTTTAAAATCTTCTTTTTGCTCATCTGTTATAGAATAGTCAACTTTTCCCATATCAAGTTGATATTCTGGTCTACCGTCATATGGATTGTAGTCATCATTTACTGGAATAGAATAAGAAGCTGATGTTATATCATAACCTGGATTATCTTGTATTTTTTGAGCTCTAGCATTTTCTTTTTGTTGTTCACTGTCTTCGTGATCTTTGAGTTTATTAAACTCATTAAGTTGACTTTGCATATCTTCGTATCTTTCTTTCCAATACGAGTCAGGTGTTACTCCACCCGGAGACCCATCAGGACCAGGAACACCAATCATTTCTTCACATGATTTGCCATATCTTTGCTTGAATGTGCAATTGGCCGCAATCAATAGTAGTACAGCAAGTGGATCAAAAACAAAAATAATTGTTATTATCACCCAACGTACTGCTTCTTCTAACAGATCTTTGTTTGCTTCTTCACCATATATAAATTCTGCAATATACTTAATTGGTCCTACTTCTGCTTCAAGTTTTCTATATTCTTTTTCATACAAGAATTTTTCTTCACGCACTTCGTCAATTTTTAACTGCTCTGTGTCAATAAATCCTTCAAGCTCTAAAACTCTTCCGTCAATATCTTGTGTTTTGGTATTTGCTTGATCTCTTAAATTTTGTATTCTATTTTCAATTACTTTTATTTGCTCAGCATATTTTTCATCTATAACAGTAAGTGCATCATTTAGTTTGGTATTAATATTTCTGATTTCTCGCTGAGCCGAACTTGCTACTGCTAGTTCATTTGCTTTTGCTTCTGCTATTGCTTCATCTAAACCTTTTTTACTAAATGCACCTGCATAACGTTCTTGTGCCGCGGCTATGTCGGCTTCTTTACGTTCTTTTGCTTGGGTTAATCTGTTGTTTTGTAGTTCAATTTGCTTGTCAAAATCAACTCTAATGTCGTCTTTTTCTTGTTTGATTTTGCTGTATAAATCATTAAGTACTTCTTGTTCGGCTGAAATTAAATTGTCTACTCTAACATCTTCGCCTTTCATTAAACGATTCATTTCAGTTGTCCATCTATCAATTTTGATAGTGGAACGATCAATTTTATCGTTTAGTGTGTCAATTAAAGCAACTTGTTCTGTGGATAAACTAGTTTGCTCAATGTGTGCTTTAGAAAGATAACCAAAAATACCCATTGATGTTATGAACATCAACACAAGAACTGCAATTGAAAGATAATATTTTAAAAACCGAGGGGCAACTTTCCAATACTGATATAACCACGAAGCGGTAATCAATTTACCAACTTCTAACACAGTTCCCATTATCATAATAGGAATCACTGCGCCAGCAAATATAGCCGCCAAACCGGCAATAGAATAATAAATTGCTACAGCACTAATTGATAAAGCTGATAGTAATGTCAGTATTGCTATAAACATAAAATTATTTATGTGATTATTTTACAGAATAAATGGCACTATTGGCACCATGCTCTGCACATTCAACTTCAACCACATAACAACGATTGTTTGTTGCTTCTCTGATTAATCCATCTGCATAGTTAAAGGCATGCTCGGCAAACTTTTCTGCGCCGACACCATCAAACTCTCTTACCTCACATAAGTCTTTATCTTGTAAATCATAAAAGTCTTGTTTATGTGGATCATTGATATCAACACAAGTTTTGTGATCAAATTGATCTTCAAGCCATGCTTTAAGTGGTTTAAGGCCTCCAAAGTCAACTGCCCAATTTTTATTATCCAATTCATCACATCCAAATGTAAATTTAAATTGTAAACTATAACCATGCAATAAATGGCAATGCGAATGATCTGCATTAGGCTGTCTAAATACTGCACTTAATCCAATATTGTGCCCATAAGTTTTTGTGCTATAATATGCCATACATTTCTCCTATATTCATTTTAATATAGTATATTAATTTTAAGTAAAAGTCAACTATAATTTGGTTACATCTTCCTTGTAATCGTTTTTCCAATTTTTATAGTAACCTTTAGTTTCAAGCCATTCTCTAGCTTCAGATAATTTTTTTCTTGCTTGTACAAATATAAGTGGACATTTACCAAAGTTTAATTTAAAGTTTTCCACTTCTTCTTTGTTTTCTGGATGATCGTCTAAAACAATGTATTCATTTCCTACATATTTTCTAATCTCAATTACTAGATCATCAAATTCTTTAGTGTTTATATTGTTTTCCAACGGTATGATATACAGATCATACGTGCCTTTTAGTAACAAAGGAAAGTCTAAAGTTTTCCAATTATCATTACAAATTAAAACTTTTCCGTCTAACCAGGCTTTTTTTGCATAAGGACAAGGTGGCAGATTATTAAAAATTGCATTTGGTTTTGATAGTGTTTCAACTATCCATTTTTCTAAGTCTTTGCTAGATACCATAATCTATACAATCGCCTTCTCTATAGATATCCAGTGTATTACAGTGCCAACCGCCGTCCCAAAAAAATCTATTTCTTAATGGAATAACAACAGGTTCAATATTTCTTTTTTCTAATTCATTTAACAAAACAGGACTGTCACTGTTGACTATACAAGTGCCTTCGTCAAGCATTAACACATTTACATCAAATATTGTTTCACTGCTATGCCCATGCCATGTAGTTAACCAACTGTTAATAAAATTTTCAAGTTGTGGATTATCTTGTTTTTCAGGATACCAATAGCAACCTGCATTGTTTTGTTTTAATTGAGTTTGTTTGTTAACAACTCTTTCCCAATCTGGTTCATCAAACCATATAACATCCCAACCTTTAAAAATTTCTACATAAGGTTTCAGCCACGACGCCGCAATAACTAAACCAGGTCTTAATACCGAAAACACACTATCATTATGTCCACCTATAAGTAATTTTTGATAGTTGTATTGTGGATATTTTTTTTCTAAAAAATCTTCAACTAGATATGGTGCTTGCCATAAATCTACAATAACTTTTTTGCCAACTCTTGTAAGATTTGGAGCACAGAAACCGTTTAAAGTTTCTTTCTGTTGTAATCTTTCTATATCATCTTCATCAATTGAAAGATTATTTCTTTTAGCCCAGCTTTTAATATTCCTTACCGATCTTTTAAATTGAACATCATCATTATGAATACTGTTATCAATTTGATTTCCAAACATTTCTTTATAATGTGGCATGGCCTGAGCCACAGGATATGGATGTGGATTGGTTATTAATAATTTGTTTCCCATTACAATAGCATCATCACGTACTGCTAAAGGAGGTGCAGGGATGCCATTTTGAAATCCATCATGTGATTGACCCGAATTGGTACCAATTGTACCATTACTATCAATGTATTCGTTAATATTTTGTTTGTAATTTAAATCATCAGTACTTAATTGTATTACTTCAATACCTCTTTCTTTAACTACTTTTTTAAAATATTCAAGATCTTCTTCTGTACTGCCAACAATTTCTTTTAAGCCTTCTCTGATTGTATCGTTTTTGATACCATCAAAAAAACTTTGTTTATAAACAGAACCAACTATTAGTGTTTTTAAAGGCTGAAACTCTGTCCAGCTGTTAACTTTTAATGTCATCTGGAAAATCCCTATATAAAAAATGTTGAATAGTTTCTACATCTACAAGATGATTGAAACCTACATGCTCACCTTCAATGTTTTGCTCGTTGCGAATAACACTGGTCATTGCATCGTCAAGTTGTTGCATGTTTTTGAATTCCATATCAATACGAAATTCAGGTAGATCCATAGAACGAAAACCTAATTTCATTCTTGTGATTCTGTAGCTTTCCATTCTGCCAAGTTCTACCATTTTGTCCATAAACTTTTTCATTAGTTTTACAAAATCGTGTGCATTGGTGTTTTCAGTATGATCAGCGTAAATTGTGTATATGTCCATTATTGTAATCTCATTATTAAGTAGTATGTTTATTTATGGCTTATAAATAATGTTACATGATATATGGCAGAATTAAATTAAAAGAAACCAATTACAAAATTGGTTGCGTAGACTGGAAATTGATTAATGATCCTGATATAGAGGCATTAAATAAAATCTATCAAAAATATTGCAAATATAAAAAATTTAAAAGTGTGGTTCCTGTTTTTGACGGTGAGTACAAAGATCCAAACATTGATGTTATTGGATACTATCATGAAAACAAACTGGTAGCATTTAGTTTGATGAGGCATGTCTATCAAGATAATGACAACATAGAAGCATACCAATTTGCATGGGATTATGAAAATCCCAAATTAAAACTAGGATTTAAATCACTTGAACATGAGTGTGCATTGTATAAAAGTAAAGGCTATAAGTATCTGTGGTTAGGTGAAGCTAACGAATACAAAACAAAATTCGATGGCTTTGAAATACTAGGACCGGTAGACTAATTATTCTTTGCGTTCAATATCTTCTTCAACACATTCTGTGCCGTACTGAACTTCTAAAATATGACAATGTTCTTTATTAGGATTTGATGCTTGATGCCACACATTTTTAGATATATCGTATGCTTTATTTTGTTGTAATACTATGCTGTCCGTAACATTGTTGTATTCAGTAGCAATATTACAGGATCCTTTTAGCATATACCAGTGTTCAGATCTTTTGAAATGTCTTTGCATACTTAAACTTTTTCCTGGCTCTATAACAAGCTCTTTGACTTTATAGCCTGGCTTGTCTTCAAGAACTCTATACCAACCCCATAATCTTTTTGTTTTAGGTGATTTCCATTCTTCTAAAATCCAGCTGGAGGAATTTTTCTTGTTACCACCAACATCATACGCAAACTCCACAATGTCATGATATGTTTTATATTCTGGGATGTTATCTTGTTGTCGATCTCCGCCATTTGCAAATAAAATTTTTATAGGTCCATGAGTTGCTAGTGTTTTATATATGGCACCACAGGCAGTATCATCTGCATCATCAAAACTGATAACACGATCTACCATATTTAAATTTTCAATTATTGTTGCTCTTTCTTTGAATGGCATAAACGGACGACCTTTTTTACGTGTCAGCCACTTGTCACTGTTTAGACCAACATGTAATTCGTCTCCTAGTTTACGAGCTTCTTTAAAATATTCTATATGTCCTGAATGCAAAGGATCAAAACCACCTGTTACTAAAACTATTTTTTTCAAAGTTTTCTCCTATTCTTATAAAAATAAACTACAAAAGCACCTCCAGATTTGTGTAATTCAACTTGTCTAACAAAACTCATATCCATACACCATCTTTGAAATTCTTGTTTGATTGCACCATCACCTGTTACAATTACTACTTTTTTAATCAAAGGATTCTTTTGTTTTTCATTAATCCATTGATTAAAACAACGCCATGCGTCCATAACTGTGTATCCATGTAAATCTAATTTTTCAGTCATAAAAAAAGCCTTTACTTTGTAATTATAGCAAAGGCTTTTTTAAAAGTCTATCTTATTGTAACTTAATTAAGTTATTAGCAAATATTTCAGCACACTTTGACCAAGTAAACTTCTGCTTGGCTGTGCGTCTAATGGTGTCTGTATCCAGTTTTAAGCACTGCTGTACTGCTACTTCTAGTGATTCGTGCATATACCCAGTCACTCCTTGATCGATAACGTCTACAGGTCCTCTGCATGGAAAACCAGCAACAGGAGTACCACAACTCATTGCTTCAATCATTACCAATCCAAATGTGTCCACATGTGAAGGAAACACTTTTACATCAGCACCAGCATACCATTTGGCCAGTTCTTTGCCATGTTTGTAGCCCACAAACTCAACATTTGGATATTTCTTTTCTAAACTTGTTCTAGCAGGTCCGTCACCTACCACCACACAATCCCATTCTGTGTTTGTGGACAATTCGCAAAATGCTTCTATGTTCTTTTCAAACGAAACTCTATTGACTGATATCAACAAAGGTTTTTTGCCACGTTTGATTTTGACTTCATCTGTGAATATGCTTTGATCTACACCTCTGCCCCACACAACCAAATTTTGTAGTCCTGCTTGTTCAAGTTCTGTTTTCATGCTGTGTGTGGTCACCAGTATTCTTTTAGCATTCTTGTGAATCAGTTTCATCCACCACATGGTCCATGAACGTGGTATGCCATAAAACTTGTTGATAAAGTTGGGCCAGTCTGTGTGATAACTTGTGGTATAATTGACGTGTCTGTTTTCACAGTAGTTTCTTGCAAACAGTCCTAATGGTCCTTCTGTGGCAATATGTATGGCATCAAATTCTAATGCATCTAGCTTTGTTTTTAACTGCCAAGGATTGTATGCCAATTTCAATTCTGGATACTTTGGTGCTGATACCGTTTTGAATTGACTGGGATCAATTACAGTGAACTCATGCTGTGGTAAGTTCTTTATCATGTTAGCTAGTGTTGTGACTACACCATTAACCTGTGGCAACCATGCATCAGTAACAACTACAACTTTCATTTGTTTGTTTCCTTAAACTTTTTGATACCTGGTGCAAAAATTCTTCCAAAAACTCTGTAGATAAAAACAGCAATGATTGGGATTATAATGTTTGGTATTTTCCACTGACTAGGTATATCAAACGAATAAAATATTGCAACTGAAACAAACACTGATCCAAATGCAACGAAAAAATCAATCGTCAAGACTTTAACAAGATTTACTAAAAACCAAAATAACTTTTTTATTTTATTTTCCATTCAACAATCTCAAAACTACCATCATGGTGCTCTACTAGTGCTGTGGTATTTTCTACCCAGTCTCCGCAGTTCATGTACACAACACCATTTACCTTTTTTATCTCAGGAGTGTGTATGTGTCCTGTGATAGCACCAGCATAACCTTGTTTCTCACAATACTCGCTAACGTTCTGTTCAAATTTAAAAATAAAGTCTACTGCTTTTTTAACATTGTGTTTAAGAAATTTTGAAAAACTCCAATAACGCATACCTAACTTTTTTCTTATTTGATTATACCATCTGTTGAGATTTTGTGAGACCTCGTATGCTGAATCTCCCAGCCAGGCCACCCATGGAGCCAATCTTGTAATACCATCAAATGCATCTCCGTGTACAACAAAATATTCTTTACCATCAGCACCTTTGTGAACTTTGTTTTCTACGATTCTAATTCTGCCAAAACGCAAATCCATATCTAACCATTTACGAAGAATTTCATCGTGATTTCCAGGTATATAAAATACCTTGGTGCCTTTTCGTGCCTTGCCAATAATTTTGCGAATTACATTTGAATGTTCTTGTGGCCAATAGATTCTTTTTTGCAGTTTCCAGCCGTCAATAATGTCACCCACAAGGTATAGTTTTTCTGAATCGTTGTTACGTAGAAAATCGTCAAGTACTTCTGCTTGACAGCCTTTGGTACCTAAGTGAACATCTGATATAAAAATACTGCGATACTTGTTCATACATGGTATTTATTTTAATATGACTTTTAAAGAATTACAGTTTTGTTACAACTTGCCTTCTCTTAACAGCTTCTCTCTGTTGGCCATGTGCTTCATTTGAATCTCTTCTTTTGAACCACCAAAGTATGCTACTGCATAACCTTCTGCTACCATTGTGTCCGTTAAACGTTTGTCGTTAATAATGAAGTCGCCTAGTATTCTACCAAACTTACCTTTTTTATCTTCACCTGATTTATCAATTTCTGTTTTTAATATCTGTATAGAACCTACAGGCATATGATCTTTGACAAATTGTTTACTTGCCAAACCAAAACGTTTTTCTTCTTTGTCTCTGGTTCTAGATTCAGGAGTATCAATACCCATCATTCTCACACGTTCTTTGTGCATCCAAATACCAAAGCCCAAGTCTATGTCAACATCTACAGTGTCTCCGTCAACAATTCTCAATATTTTACATTTATATTCGTACATGTTATTATTTAAACAGATCAAGTTGTTCAGTTTCAGATTCAACTTTTGATTTTGATAAAATTTTATCTTTTATTTTTAACTTTTCTTTTTTTAAATCTATCAAATCTGACTTGTGTTCAAAATTTCTTTTCCATTGTCTTTGTTCTTCTAGTGTGTCTACTTTGTTTGATAAAGATTTATGTCTACTTTCTAATTTTGATCGATCTGTCATTTTATCTCCTTTGTGTTGGTGCTCCGGGAGAGATTCGAACTCTCACGCCTTTCAGCACTGGTTCCTAAGACCAGCGTGTCTACCATTCCACCACCAGAGCTCATTTTATTATATTTCCCCTCTTGTATTGTCTGTATATTATCCAATCTACAAGTAAAAAATTAAAAAACAATCCTAACGGTGTTAATACAACACCAAACAACCAAGGCAGAAGAAATATGAATCCAACTATTTTAAAAAGATAGTCAAGTACAACATAGTTTGGCACTGTCCAAACTGGCCAATTTTCTTCTGGTGGTTCTGGATGATTTCTAAAATCTTTTACTTCCCAATCCATTACTCACTCGTTTGTGTTTGTATGGTTTTGGCATTTGCTTCTTGTTTCATTTTAGAAGCTTCTGATTCAGAAATTTTTTCTTGTACAAGAAACTGATTCCCAATATTACCTTTGAATAGATATGAACCTTGGTGATCCAAATTGATGCTTGGATCCATCCAAATTGTACCGTCTAGTTCTTGCCATCTTCGACAAAATGTATAATCTTCTGACAAGTATCTTCTTGTTTCTGGATCAATGATTGTGTCAAATAATGCATAGCAATAAGGATCAAATTTTGGATCAGTGTTTAAATCATTTTTATAATGCAGATCCGGCCATTTATCCATCATTGTTTGAATAACACTTCTATCAAATAACATAAAACCTGTTCCTGCATCATACACTGGCAACAGTCCTTGTTGCAAAGGGATTCTTCCATTGTTATCTGTTCTAAGATTTAAAACATATGATGCTTGATATTTTTGCATTTCTTCTTCATCAACTTGATTTGATACAACTTGATCTCTAATATTTTTCCAGTTGATTGTTTTCTTTGGATATGCTCCTGTTACAACTTTAACTGTGTCAGGTTGTTGAACTGCTCGCCACCAAAGTTTTAAAACATCTTCTGCAATGAAATGAATATCTGCATCAATAAACAACATGTGAGTAAATTTTGGATCACTCATAAACATTGCCACAAGTGTATTTCTACCTCTTGTGATCAAACTTTCATTTGCAATAGTGGCCAGTGTAAAGTTTAAATTGTGTTTTGCAAACAATATACCAATTTTAGTCATGGCCTTTAGATATGCTTCACCAACCATACCTCCGTATGCTGGTGTGGCAATAAACAAATGTTTGTCTTTAAACAAAGAAAGATCAATCTCAACTTTATTTCCTAGTGCTTTATCAAGATGTTGACCATGTTGCATTTCTTGTTGTTTTTTGGCTTCTTGCTTGGCCGCTTTTTTTTGTTCGTATGCCTGTTTGCCCGGGCTTGGTTTTTTATTTTTAGACATTAGTCTCCTTCTCCTGGTTTTTCAGAAAATAAATCTGTTTTATCTTTTCCATAATTGTCTGGTTTATATTTTTCAGCTTCTGGCATTTGATCAATAAGTTTTGTTAGATTAGGCCATTGTTCTCCAAACTTTTTATTAATGTCTAACCAATGCTGTTTGTCAGGTTCATCAAAACTATCAGGTTTGATAGCATCTACTGGGCATTCTGGCTCACAAACTCCACAGTCAATACATTCATCTGGGTTGATTACCAGCATGTTTTCGCCTTCGTAGAAACAATCTACCGGACACACTTCCACACAGTCCGTGTGTTTACACATAATACATGATTGATTTACATAATACGTCATTGTTTTAATGTAACATAGTTTTGTTAAAATAGCAAGTCTTATTTTAAATTTATTTAACTATTTAATAATAAGTTTCAAATTGTATCATAATTCTTTTAGTGTCAAACTGTGGATTCCATGGCATAGTCATGTGATATTTTTTACCATCCCAATAATTTAATGTACCAGGTTTACCAAATAATGTAACTCTGTCTAACGATAATCCATAAAATTGTTCTCTTTTTAGAGTATGAACTCTTGGATGTTGGCTTGTGGATAACTGTTTCCAATCATTTTCGCTGAATTCTTTTCCAGTATGTAGGCGTATGTTCTCGTTAAAACGATAAGGCTCGTCTCCTTTTAAAAAAGTAATTCTACTTTTCTTTTGCCTAGGCATGTTTTCTTCTGTGCAATCTGGCATGTAATAAGTACTCCATGGAAACCATTGATCAAATACTGCTGTTCCATAGTATTTGTTATTGGAGTTTATTGTAATCATTCCTTGTAATGCACATGTATGGTTTTCTGGATCATTAAGTAATTTGCTGTCAGCCCATTGTTCAATTTTTGTTAGCGGAAAATCTTTTCTTCCGGTGTGCCTATCAATAATGTTATTGCCATCACAATGCACAGGCAAAAAGCTATCTAGATTATGTAAAGAAATCTGTCGAAATGTACTTGCATTAGATATATTATTTGCTTGTAATGAATCCATTATTTTAGATTTAAGTTGATGTAATATTGATGTGTCAATTGATTCTATAACTGACGGATATAAATCATCACTATCATCTATTGAACCGTGTGAATAGTCACGTGTGCTAGTGTTATAAAATGTATAAGCAATCGTGGCTTCATTATTTTCAATATTTTCAAAATCAAACTCAACAATTCTTGCTGGAGTTTTTAAAACTTCAGTTAATCTGTCTGAAAGAGAATTGTAAACTTTTAAAATTTCGTCTACTATATCTTTAGATAAAAAATTTTCAGTTGTTCCGGTTGGTATTAAATTAGAGTTATAACTTTTTACTGTGTTACTTTTATCGTTAAATTCTGGCATGGCTTGTCCTCATATTCATCATTATCATAATCTAAATCTAAAATAAAATTTATTTTGTTTTTTAACTTCTTACTAGGATTATATATATTAAGAATTCTTTGGTAATAACTATGGTTTTGTTTTTCTATTCTGCTTGGATGATTGTGTATTATGTAATTTTTAGAAAGTGTTGCTATCCAATAAATTAATATTCCGTATTCTTTTAGTCTTTTTGTGTTTACTTCAAACTCATGTTTAATATATCCATCAGCTGTTGTTGTTATATCAGGTACTTTACAATCTAGTATAGTTGTTAATTTTTGATCTATATTATAAAAATTATCTATTTTCCAATACAAATCTGTATTTGTATTTTGTTCAAAGTAACCTGTATCCAGTATAGGATTAGGCAGTATTGGTTCAGTAATTGCTTTTAAATTTATTCCGGTTGTGCTTTCTACTTCACTAACCCCATTGTGTTTTTTTGCTAACACTTCAGGATACACATGAAGACTAATATTGCTTGGAATAATTTTTTTTGGTTTATACTGTTTACAAAGATCTAAAAATATCTTCATACTACGATTTTCTATTAAATGATCTCCAATTGATTCACTTATTATAGGATCTATAGCTGTATCGCGCACTAATCTGTAATCATCAATAATAGTAAAATTATTGTATCCATTATTCTTTAATAGTTCATTACATAAATGTCTTGCGTTTGTGTTACGTTCAACACAATACACATGCTTTGCGCCGGCCTGTAAAGCAAATGACGATAGTATACCACTACCTGCACCAAAATCAATAACTGTATCTCCAGGTGATATGGTTTCTTTAATAGCTGAATTCCATGACAAAGTTCGATATTTGTCATTGATCATAGAATGATGACTATTAGTGTGACTATATTTTCCTTTAAACATACTATAAAAATTCTTTAAATTTAGCTTCAAGTATATTTATTTGAAATATGGCGGAAGGGGTGGGATTCGAACCCACGATAGAGTTGCCCCTATGCTGGTTTTCAAGACCAGTGCTTTCAACCGCTCAGCCACCCTTCCAATTTTATTCCACAATGTTAAAGTTTTCTCCTTTAACTACTATGCTTTTTTCATCCACTGCAAATACATTACTGTCAAATAATTTTTGTATTGCTTTTGGTAATCTAGATTTGGCAACATCTGTGTTTTTGTCTTTTAAATTTTGTGAAAATTTCAACTTTTTAAAATGTCCAAACATACTAACAGAATCTTGTTGCAATTTATTTAACAGCCATTGTTCTGTTTTCATTTCTTTTTTGAATTCTTCATCTTTTGCTTTTTGCTGTTTTAGTTGTTCTTTGTCGGTTACAATATCTGTGATGTTAAATTTGTTTTGCACTTTTTTTGCACTTTTTTGATGACAATACCAACTGATGCCATTAAAAATAAAAGAGGGAATTGTCTGGTCGCATTTATATCCATAATCAATTTCATGCTTTTTGATAAATTCTAAGACTTCTTTGTCTTTGTCATCTGCACCAATAATTGCACATGGAAAACCATTGCACCAATTTTCTTCAATTATAAAATATTTTATCCAAACCATGGTAATGTTTTTATAAACCCTATTCCGTCAATAGCCAAATATGCAACATACATTACTGTGAAACCAAAACTTCTTCTTGATATAGCCGCACCCATTAGTAGTGTTGTTGCAATTAAGAAAAATATATAAGCCCAAAACATTGGTGGGTTAGGTGAAAACCACATGAGAATCAACGATGCCATTAAATTAGATATCATTCCAGTAACCTCTGCAATGAATCTTATTTTATTGCTTTGATAATCTTCTTGAATCCAGTTTACTACTTTTTTTCGACCAGCCCTTGCCATTTATACTGTTGCTATTTTACTCTGCAAAACTCCTATAAGGTTATAAAGACCATTACGTCTTTGTGGTGTTACTAATTGTACAAATCCTAATTTTTCTAAACCTTTATCCCAATCAAAATCTTGTGCTTCTTGTTTAGTGCAATCTGTAAAAATATCACAAACTATTGTTGCAATACCTTTTGGAATCATTGCATCGCTGTCATAATAAATTTTAATTTTATCATCAACTATTCCAACTTCTACCCATATCTTGCTTATGCATCCAGGGATCAATCTGTCATCAGTTCTTAACTGTTCTGGCAATGTAGTCGACTTTCTTGCCAACTCAACAAGGTAACTTAACTTTTCTGTACCATCGCCAAGAAAAGATAAATCATCTGCCCATTTGTCAAGTTTTTCTTGTATCATTTTAAAAACAATTGGTATAATGCAATAATGTTCATTGTTGAAAACCATGCTGTCAATACCATTACCCATACCGCTTGTCTATAATATGCACCAGCAAAACCGGTTACACTGCCTACAAAATAAAAAGGCACAAATAGATCTGGTCTTGGATCTAGCACTGTGTAAGTCAAAATACTGCTACCAATAATAACTGTAATAGCACTAACCATTTCAAGATAAAATGCTAAAGGATGACTTTGGTAACTAGATTTCCAAAAATTAATTAATTTATTCATTGTTATCACAAACCTATTTAGTGCAACTTTTCTGTTGCCAGGTAAGTTGCCAACCCCGCCTGCCTAACTATTAGGCCGCAAGTGCTAGATTTTCATCTGCATTTGTAGTTGTGTTCGCGTTAACCGAGCTTACATCCGGACAACTCCATAACTCTACTAATCTGCTAGTCGATCCTAGTTCAGGCCCATCATAAACACACCAATTTCCTTCATCTAGGACCATGATGTGTTTATGGTGGACCTGCTGGGTACTGCCCCCAGGTCCTATACAGTGTTTGAATTACTTCAACATTGTTAAAATATTTATAACACAGGTTTTTAAATTTGTCAAGTTGGATTATTTACAATGTGGTTTTTAAATTGTTAATTGTTTGTGTGGTTGCAATAGCTGACTGAAGCAAATACCTTGCACAAGGATCTTGCATTAATCCTTCAAGCAAACCTGCCAGTGCCGCTTGTTTTAGTAACTCTAAAAATCTTCCAAGGTTTCTTAAATCTTCTTTGATTATATCAATTAGTAATTTTACCAATCCAATGATTGCCAATGCCATAGCAAGTATTCCAAGCACTTGTCTTAATTTGCCAAGTATTTCTCCTAACACTTGTCCAGCTTTAAATAAAGCACCTAGCATGTCTTCCATAAATTTACACGGACCACCTGATGTTGCAGGTATATTCCCTAATGTAGTAGCAAGTGCATTAACACTACTCAAAGCACTTAGGTATGTTCCTAAAGTAGGAACAGCAACGCCACCGGGTGAACCTGCTGTAGTTGGAATATCAACTCCATAGTTTGGATACAAATTAGTTTTTCCCATTGCTACCCACTGTGCGTTAGGATCAGTATACTCGGTAATACACATACCACTCTGTCTATTTTGTAACCAAGTAATATCTTGCATTGCACCTTCAACAAAGTTAATATCATTGATTTCCATATCAGTTAATTTACGATCTGGCTGACCTGGTCCAATTAAACTACCAGGTACTATTGCTCGTTGATTATAGTCATTGTGTCCCCAACCATCTGGCAATGCGGCTTTTTGTTGATTAATAATTTGTGCAATTTCTTTGATTGATTCGTCGTGTGGATTTTTAAATCCAGCATAGGCTTTACAACTTCTGCCCCATGGATCAACATGATCAACAATATTCAATGCACCACTGGCAATTAAATTTTTTTGTGTATCAGTTATAGTTATTTGATTTGCAATTATATTAGTTGGAAAATTTAAACTGTCTAATTGTAATCCTGGTATTTGTTTTCCTGTAGTCATTGTTTATTATCCTGCAAATACATTTGGACTTCCTGTTGCTACTGTACTTCCACATGCAACAGGATCTGATACTCTACCAAGTTGCAATCCATTAGCATGAACTGTTCCAGATCCAGCTGACAATGTGCTTCCATGAAGGCAATGAATTGACCAACTGTCTGATTGTCTATGTACTGGTCTACCATTTGCAAACACGTTTGGACTCCCACCGTTGCTTGGTCTTGGAGGACATGGTCCATGTCCTGTACAATCATCGCCTAATCTTGTTACTGGTTGTGACATTTGTTATACCTTAATAATGTTATTTATTAAGTTATAATTTGTGATTTTGGTGGCTGTACAATGTTTGATGTACTTTTTGTATATGATTCTTCAGCTTGTTTGTTTGCTTTAGAAATAGTAATGATATTTGTTTTGTCAAAAACAAATTCACCTTCTTGATCTGCCATGATCATATAAAAAGTCATTCCAATTCCTTGAGGAGTCTGTGCTAATGCAAGTGGTTTTGAAACTGTTATTTTTTCTGGAGTATCACTTACTATTTTTGCAATTACTTCATCACTGCCTACTGTACGAAATACTACAATGTCGTCTTTGCTGTATCTTTGTTCTAACATTATTTCCTTTTTCCTGGACGATTTGTTTTAAAATCAAACCGTCCTTTTCTTTTGTTTTTATGTTTTTTCTTTTTTGTTTCTCTTTTACTGTCTGTTACTATCTTTTGCAGTTTAGCAAAAGAGTCTTCATCCATTCCAGCAAAAATGCCTTTTTTCATAGATTAAAGTTTAAAACCTTTGAACGTATCTTTTTCTACGTCTTGTTTTACACCACCAACAATATAACTTTCAACTTCAGTTTCTTGCGGTGCTACTTGTAATCCTGCTGAACTCAACCAATGTTGTGTCCACGGTAATGGATTCTGTGTAACAGGCTGTTCGAATATTGGATCTAAGCCAATTGCTTTTAATCTTTTGTTAGCAATAAACTCAACGTATCTTCCCAACAGCAATTCGTTCAATCCAATGATTGTGCCATCTTTCATCAAATGCTTTGCCCATGCTTTTTCTTCTTCAACACATTTTTTAAACATTTCATAAACACTGTCTTTTTCTTCTTTGACAATTTTAAGCATGTCTGAATCATCGCCTTGTTGCCAATTTTTAATAACGTGTGTTGACAAAGCCAAATGCTGTGATTCATCTCTAGCAATCAATGAAATAATTTTAGCTGAACCTTCCATAAGTTTAAGTTCACCAAATGCAAATGTACAAGCAAACGAAACATAGAATCTTAAACCTTCTAAAATATTTACATTTACCATTGCAAGATATAATTGACGTTTGACTTCTTTTATATCTCCTACACCCTTTACAAAGTAATCTTCAGCCATTTTAGAAAATTTATCATAGTTTTCTGTAACCGATACTGCTCTTTTAATGATTTGTTCATCATCAAGTATAGTATCAAAAACTTCAGCAGGATCAGGATATACATTTTTGATAATGTGTGTGTAACTTCTGCTGTGAATAGTTTCAAAAAAGTCCCAAGTAATAACGCAACCTTCTAATTCTGGATTTGATACGTAAGGTAAGAAAGCCAAACTTGGACCTCTACCTTGTACACTATCCAATAATGTTTGGTATTTTAAATTACTTGTAAAGATATGTTTTTGTTCTTCACGAAAATTTTGATAATCTGCTCTGTCTTTTTGAAGACTCACTTCTTCGGGTCTCCAAAAATAACCAAGCATTGTTTGATTAAGTTTGTCTAATGCAGGATACTTGAATACATCGTATCTCTGCACATTTTGATCTTCTCCAAAAAACATTGGTTCTTTAGTGAAGTCGATATCGTTTCTGTTAAAAACAGTTTTTGCCATGTTGTCCCTCGTTCCTTAAATTGTACATGCTTCACAATTAGCATCATCTTCTGTTAATTCAGTTAATATTTTACCTTCTTGTTCAAATGCAGGAAATTCTTCTGCCGCATTTTGAATAGGTGGTGCTTCAATTTCAGCTGGATCAGTTTTGAAATCATATGTGTTTTGATAATATGAAGTTTTCCATCCTAGCTTGTATGTAGTAAGAAGATCTTTAAACATTACACTTGTTGGAATTTCATTGTTTTCATACTGAGTTGGATTATAACTCCAATTTCCTGAAATTGCTTGATCAAAAAACTTCTGCATTACTGCTACTACATTAATATAACCTTCGTTTCCTTTCATGTCCCACAACAAAGTGTAGAAGTTTTTCAACTGACTATACTGTGGCACAATCTGTTTCAAAGGACCTTTTTTACTTTTCTTAATGCTCAAATATGCTCTAGGTGGTTCAATACCATTTGTTGAATTACTAACCACAGAAGAACTTTCTGATGGCATTTGTGCTGACAGTGTAGAATGTCTCATGCCATGCTCTTTTACTTGAGCTCTTAATTTTTCCCAATTCAAATTGAGTTTTGTTTTACAAATATCGTCAAGGTCTTTTTTGTAATGATCTATTGGTAATAAACCTTGTGAATATTTTGTTCTTTCAAAATATTCGCATTGTCCTTTTTCTTTAGCAAGTTCAACCGATGCTTGGATCAAATAATATTGAAATGCTTCAGTTAACTCGTGTACTATTTTCAATGCACCGTTGTCGCTGTAGTTTACTTGATGCTTTGCTAGATAGTGTGCAAGACCAATATAACCAATACCTAGTGAACGTCTTGCCTTTGTGCTAATTTCAGCCGCTTTTACAGGATACTTTTGATAATCAATTATCTCATCTAAAGCTCTAACACTTAAATCACATAGTTCTTCTAATTCACTTAGATCTTTTAGTTGTCCAACATTGATTGCACTTAAAATACACAATGCAATTTCTCCATCACCGTCAATATGTTCAACTGGTGTTGTTGGTAATGTGATTTCTTGACACAAGTTTGACATACTCACTTTGTCTAAAAACGAACTATGAGAATTTGCATGATCAATATTCATAATATAAATTCTACCGGTTTCTGCTCTTTCTTTCAAAAGTTCACCAAACAGTTCTTGTGCTGATATTGATTTTTTTGGTATGGATCTTTTACGCTCAAAAGACTCATACATCTCATCAAATTCTGGTGTTCCAAATGCTTCATACAAGCCCGGAACATCATGTGGTGAAAAAAGAGTAATGTCTTGGTTATTTAAAAATCTTTCATAAAAAAGTTTTGATAATTGAATAGAATAATCTAACTTACGCACACGGTTGTCTTCTGTTCCTTTGTTGTTTTTTAACACAAGAATATCCTGAATCTCTTGATGCCAAATTGGGAAATGAACAGTAGCACTGCCACCACGTACTCCATTTTGTGTACAACATCTCACTGTTGCCTCAAACTTTTTAAGAAACGGAATCACACCAGTATGTGCTACTTCGCCGCCTCTAATTTTTGAATTGATTCCTCTAATTCTACTTGCATTAATACCAATTCCGGCTCTTTGTGCAATATATCTACCAATTGCCATATCGCTACTGAAAATACTAGGAAGTGTATCGTTTACATCAACAAGAACACAACTTGCAAACTGTCGCATAGGTGTTCTTACCCCAGCCATTACCGGTGTAGGAATATTAATCTTAAAGTTAGATACTGCATTATAATATTTTTTAATATATTTCATTCTTGTATCTTTTGGATAATCAGCAAACAGTGTAGCTGAAATCATCATATACATGTATTGCGGAGTCTCATAAATTTTACCACTGCTTCTGTCTTGTACAAGATATTTGTCAACAATTTGTCTTAATCCAGCATAAGTGAAATTAAGATCTCTATCATGTTTAATGTATGAATCTAATTTGTTCCATTCATCATCTGAGTACTTGTCTAAAATAGATTTATCATACACACCACGTTCTACATTTGATGCAACTAAAAATCTTAAAGGAGTATGTGCATGTGTTGGTGTGAATTTACCAAATACATGCTTTTGCAAACTAAAAAGCAAGAGTCTTGATGCCACGTATTGATAGTTAGGTGATTCAAGACTAATTAAATCGTTTGCTGATTTAATTAAAATTTCTTGGATTTCATTTGTAGTCATTCCGTCAGTAAATTGTAAACCTGAGTTCATTTCAACTTCAGAGGAACTTACTCCGTTTAAGCCTTCACATGCGGCTTCGGTCATTTTTTGTACTTTACTAATATCTAGTAATTCTCGCTTACCATCTCTTTTGATGATATTTAATTCATTCTTCTTATTCATTTTTCCTCCAAAAACACAGGTAACAACATATATTTACCTTATTTTCTTACATTTTATGATATCAAGAACCGGTTTGTCAAGTTCTCATTGTAGAAATATTTAAGTTTTTTGTTAAGAAGTTAACCAACGCTTTAATACATAAGACATAGATGCATTGTTGGTTGTATCTGTGTTTGAATAGTTTAATTTAATGTCTGTTCCAGAAATACTTGGTGTTGAAAATGCAACTGCTGATGTATCATTTGTTTCAATTCTGTCATCCATATACTCAACATTTGTTCCATCTGATATTACTTTGACAGTTCCAACTGCATACGCAGTACCAATCTTTAAAGAATAATCCACAATAATTGTATTTTCTGATGTAACATCGTATGTAAACACTGTTGCTGATGTGTTAGCAGTTAGTGTTGCTTTTATTAGACCGTTTTGTCCAATGTATTGATCCGTTTCTAAAACTGGTCTTGAGTCTTGTGTAAAGATTTTTATGTTACTTGCAACTGATGTTTGTGATGTACCTAGTGCTTGATTTAAAAATTTAGACAAGTTTGAAGCTTGTTTTGGCGAATCTGTTTCAACTAATAAAGTGCCAGGTACTGAAATATTACTTGATGCATAGCCTAGTTGAGATATTGTGCCTCTAATATTCAAATTAGCATTGTCGTTAGCAGAAGCAATTTCATTTAAACCAGATAGTGTTGTTGCAGATGAAGACTGACTTCCTGCTCCAATATCTGCAAATCCTGTGCCAGTTGTTAAATCTATATGCAAAGCATTGTTTGATAAATCTTGGTCTGTTTCAATACTTAAACTAGTACCGTTAACGGCTGTAACAATTTCATTTGCTGTCCACGGTGTTACAACAACTTTTGTATTTGCTTCAGGTATAGATGCTGAAACAAAAGTAACAGTTAGATCACTACCAGCAACTGAAACTGTATAATCTGAGCTTGGTATTACTGTTGGGTTGTTATTAATATCAAACTTTGTAACTGTGATATCATCAGGATCAACTGGTGTGCTTTTACCAGTTGGCAGTGTTAAAGCAACATTGCTGTTTAATACAGTTGAACTTGCATTTGTACCATCACCTAAAAAGCTCTGTGTTCCAGCAAGAGTAAACATGACAAGTCTTGTGTTAATTAAAGATTGCGTTTGTACTTCAGCATTTAAAAAACTGTCTACTTGCACCATACGGTTCTTTGAATCTTGTTCGCCGGCGCCGATAAACAATTCTCTAGTATCTGTTGCTAAACCAATTTCACCTTCAGCCAAAGGTTGCGGCAGATTTTCTCTGTTACCTCGTCTGTTTTTTAATCTTACATAAGTTGTTGTCATCTTTGTATCCTAAACTATACTGTTATTTAGTTTGCTTTGTAGTATTGTTCTACTTTATCAAGCCATTGATTTGTATATTTTTGGAATTCTTCACCTTCAACTGTAAATTCTTGGTATTCTCCAGAGTGAGATACTATAAAAATAAGCCCAGAATCAATGTTAGTACCATATAATTCGTTATGTGCTAGAGCATAAGCGGCACACTGCATAAAGTAATCTTCTACCCATTCACGTTTTTTAACTTGTCTTGATGTTTTAAAATCACCAATAACAGGCTTGTTTTTATGAACACAAATCATGTCGGCTGTGCCAGCATATAACCCAGGAAAACACAAACTCTGTTCAATAGCCCATACTTCATCTACATCCTTCATACCGTTGTCAATTATGATATTGCTCAACTGTTCTGCTTGTTTGTAAATTAAATTATTACCTGATGGCCTTTCTGAACCTTCAATATAACACTCTAAATGCTTATGTGTTATTGTTCCTAAGTTTGCTGATTCAGTTACAATACGTTGTGCTTCAGCATTACCAACTCGTTTTTTCCAGTTGTTAATAGCTGTCATATCTTTCATATGTGAAAGTATTGTAGTTACCGAAGGAACAGCATTTCCATTACTGTCAAGATAATGTCTTTTGCCTTCAATGGTTGTTCGTTTGAGTTCGTGATAATTGAACTTGCTTTTTAATAATGCCACAGTTTTTTACTTTTTACTTTAATGCTTTGTTTAACGACTTACTTGCTAACTTGTCAACAGTCTTCTCATTGTCCATTTTAGCATCATTGCTGTAAGTTGTCAAATTTAAATTGTTATTAATTTTTATTTCTTTGTCATTTACACTCTGTATTAGTTTAGAGTTTTTTAGTAAATCCTGTAGTGATGATACTGTCACTGTGTGCCCCATAGTATCTAGTTCATCAATAAATTCTTGTGTATCAATTGTATCTTTTTTTTGAGCAATAAGACTCATTAAAAGATTTTTTGCATCAATGTTAATTTTAGAAAAGTAATCTGATGTGATTTCGTTTAGACGCATTGCATTATGACTTTTTAGCTCTACCTAGTGGTTCTTCTTCTGGACCAGAAGCGGCTTCGTCGCCATCAGTTGAAATATCACTATCTGCTGGCTCAATTTCTTCATCATCCATTTGATCATCAATTGATGTTTCTTCTTCATCACCTGCAGAAGACATATCAGAAGCTGGTACTTCACCTTGAAGTTTTAATACTTCATTGTTTAATGATTCTTTTGTTTCTTTTGCAAGTGTTAATAAGTTTTCTAATGATGATGAAACTGCATCGTTGAACGAAACGGCAGTGTCTGCACCATGTTGATAAGTCATTTGATCAACAATAGCACCTAGCTCGTCATTTTGCATTTTACCTAATTTTTCAATAATTTGCTGAATTTCATCTACTAGTTGTTTTGAAGCAAGAATGACTTCTGCTTGTTCAAGTTCATCTTGTTCTTTTACAACTTCTGTTGGTTGATCTGTGTGATCTTCTTGTACTGATTCTTGTTTGATTTTGCCTTGATAGATATTTGCAGGCCAACGCATTTTGTAACAAACACGAAGAATATCTCGTTCTTCACCTTTCATTACAAACTTGCCATCTTCCATACCACAGGTTACATTGTTATCTGCACAAACTTTTTCGGCTCTAGTTGCAGTACCTGGATCAACGTCAATTGTAAGAGTTGCTTCTACTAGCTCTGCATTATCAATTTGACCAATCATTAAAACAACTGCTTCAGACAGCAAAATGTTTTTTGCATACTCTGGGTTTTGATGATAAGAATTAAATGGAAGTGAAAGTTTTAAATTTTCACGCTGTGTATCCAGATCAGCTTTTACTTTGTAAAGTTCTTCAAGACTTACTTTGTCATACACTTTAAAACCGTAGGTTTCTTCAAGCCAACGATTTACTCGTGCTATACGTGTTTCATAGTTAGATGTTAAATCATTCAGTTTCATACTTTTATTTAGTCTTTTCTTGATTTATTAAACGAGAGTATTTGCTATTAACCTGGCTATATACCTGATTTAAGCTGTTTTTTAAGCCAGATACCATATTTTTATGATAGTTTAAGTTAGGATCATCAACATCAACTGTAGATAACTTGGATTTTTGCATATTGTAATTGTTAGCAACCTTTTTATATTCAGCATGTAAGTCCATTAAAGCATTAATTTCTTCGCTATCAAAGTCAAACCCTGCATACAAATAGTGTACTAACATATATGCAATCTCATACAAATACAGATCTACAATTAATTTTGTACGTTGTGGACCATATAGTGTGTACAACTTTTTGTTTGTTTCTTCATTTACAGTTAATTTAATAAAATATTTGCCAATAACAACACCATCGTCAGTTTTTTTAGTGTTAAGTGCTAGATTGAAATTGTTATTTTCTGTAGATTTTTTTACAATTTGTTTGAAGCTTTTATCAAAGGTTTTTTCAAATCCACTTAATAACTTTTTCATTTCGGAAATTTTTCTTACGGATACTTTATCCATCTTCTGTTTAAATTTGGTTATTTGAGTGTGCATGTGTTCTATATAATCTTGCGGAACACCGTCATATTTAAATAGGATTCTGATTAAA